TATGGAGGAACGTCCCAATGCCTGCAAGGCATGCCAAATCGTCCGCAAGTATAAACCGATTCTCGTGGAAGCCATCGTTAGAGGCTTCCTGTATGGTAATGCCTGGCTCGAGTATTCAGAGTACGGAACGATGAATGGCGACCCACTCCCCGAAGGGATGCAAAAGGCTCAAGCCTTCCGCTATTCCCATTTCACTCCGACGACTAAGGCTCCGGTTGGCGAGCATGACCGCCCGATGTCGCAGAAGGAGTTCTTCGATGTCTTGGGCTCCGAGTTGGCAGATAAGATCCTCAACCAATCCATCTTCCTTTACGAGTTTGCCGCCCATCATCTTCTGAAGAAAGGTTACATCCTCGCCGATACGAAATTCGAGTTCGCCGTGGATGAAGATGACGGCGAGCTGGTTTTGATTGATGAGGTGATTACGCCCGACGGTAGTCGCATTTGGAATAAAGGCACCTATACTCCCGGGCAAAACCAAAAGTCCTATGATAAGGACATCGTAAGAGAGTATGTCTCATCCTATATCGCGGCTCGTCCGAACGAGACCGTCGATATCTCTAAAGTCTCTTTACCAAAAGAAGTGGTCGATCTGACTTACAGCCGTTATCACGAATTCGTTGAAACCCTAACTCATGAGGTGTAACATGCTTAATAACTCCAGAACTTCATCCCTAATAGCCTCGATTGTCGAGTATGCTGTTCAAAACATGAATGCTGCTGTCGAAATTTTGACCCAGCAGAAAGACGAGTTCGATGACGACGACGATTTCTATAAGGAAGTGAATGAGAATACTTCGATACTACTGGACGAGTTCGTGTTGGGTCTGGCCACATCGGAGCCTTATCTTCCAGACGTACTCGATGCTCTGATGGAGAAGGGCTATGAGATCGGAGAGCACGAAGATTCGAATCATTCCCGCGATGAGACCATTTTGGAAGACTTAGTCACTCGCTTTGGAAAGAAGAGACTGATTGCGATGATTATAGATTTATAACAATCACGGTTGTAGGTGTGAGGAATTCATTATGAAAATCTTAGAAAATCTTGATGGTGGGCAAATCACCATGATCGTGGTAACGACCTTGGTGGCAATCGCTCTGGTGTTTACGGTATCTATTCTCAAAAGCTGCACTATCGAAGAATCCGAGATGTATTTGAAAGCAGGCTGCGAGAAAACTTATGTACCTGGAAGGTCGGATGCCGTTTGGACGAATTGCAAAAAGCCTGTTGAGAAACCGCAATGAAGACCATTATGATACTGGGAGGTGACGGATACCTCGGATGGAGTCTTGGTCTTTATAGAGCCTTCAATACCGACGACAGAGTCATTCTGGTAGATTCCTATTTGAAAAGGAGCTTGCAGAAGTCTTTGGGTATAAAGGAACTGTTCGACTTTCCATTCTTATCGGAAAGAGTTAGAAATTACACCGATATCACTGGAAAACGCAATCTAACGAGTCTTTCTATCGATGTCACCAACTACGGTGCGACCGAATTGGTGATTAGTCGATACAAGCCCGACGTTATCATCAATGCCGCGCACCAGCCATCGGCTCCTTACTCGATGATGAGCGCCGAAGCCGCTGCGTTGACAATCACGAACAACGAAAAGACGTGCATGAATGTCCTGTGGGCGGTCAGAGATCATTGTCCGGAAAGCCTGGTCATCTCTCTCGGGTCCGCAGGAGCTTATCAGTCTACCGACACCGATTTCATCCCTGAAACACGAAAGACAATGCATTTTTATCACGATGGGATGTTGCACGCAGTCAAGGATTCGTGGTTACCGATGCAGGCTTCCGACGTCTATCATCAAACCAAGGTCCACACTTTCGGCTTGACCGAGATGTGCTCGGAAATCTGGGGTCTTAAAGCTATCACGGTTCAACAGAGTATAATTTTTGGACAATGCGTCGAAGGAGAGTTAGATGATCCGCATCTTTATTCTCGTTTTAACTATGATCATATTTTCGGTACTGTGCTAAATCGATTCGCTTGCCAAGCTGTTAAAGGTGTGCCACTGACGGTTTACGGTGATGGGTCGTCTCAAACCAACGTTATCTGTCTTTGCGATGTCTTAAGAGGTTTGAGTGGCTTGATGGATTCGAATATCGCCCCAGGGTCTCATAAGGTAGTAAACCACTTTACCAAGACCATGAACGTACAGGGAATCGCTGAAAAGGTAATAGAAGTCTACGGTAAGGGGGAGATCGAGCATATCGAGAACCCAAGAAAAGAGAAGGTATGCACTCAGATTAAAAGGTTCGAGAATCTTTCGACCAAGTCGATGTTCGACATCGAGGCAAGCATTCGCAATACACTTGACTTCGCCGACCGTTTCAGTTATAATATAGATCCTGGTCAATTCACACCGACCGTAAGATGGCGAGGTTAAACATGGTTGCAAAGAACGACATCACCGGCGCTCCCATCACCTCCAAGGCGGCTACGGACGCCTTTAGAGCGGGGTGGGATCGCATCTTTAATGCAAAAGAAGATACGGTCTTAATCGAAAAAGACTACGATGGGGAGTTCATCATCTCGGTTTCCGGTAACAGGAATCTGATGAAACTCTCTAAAAAGCAGTTTGATCGCTTGATCATCGCAATTCTGAAACACATCACCGCCGAACATATAGCCGAGGCTCTTAAGGAGGTTGAATGAGAGAACAAACTCTATGGGTTGAAAAGTATCGCCCTCAGACTATCGATGAGTGTATCCTTCCGCCGCGCCTTAAAGACTTCTTTCAAGCTCAAGTCGACAAAGGCGAGCTGCAGAACATGCTCCTTATCGGTGGAGCGGGTACGGGTAAGACAACCGCCGCTAAAGCGCTCTGCAGAGAGCTGGGTATCGATGTTCTGTTCATCAATGCCTCGGAGAGTGGCGGTATCGACACGATTCGAGTGGAAATCCGCTCCTTCGCTTCGACTATTTCCTTTGCCGAGGGGAAGACGAAGTGCGTTATCTTGGACGAGGCAGACCATCTTAGTTTCGCGGCTCAACCCGCTCTTCGTGCCTTCATTGAAGAGTTCTCCTCTAACTGTCGATTTATTCTGACAGCGAACTACGCCAATCGAATCATCGATCCGATCAAAAGTCGTTGCGCCGTCATCGACTTCGTAATGAACAAGGAGGAGAAAGCGGCGAGTATTCTGGCGTTCAACAAGAGAGCGAGGGCGATCCTAGAAGGTGAGGGCATCGTCTTCGATAAGAAAGACCTCGCCGAAGTGGTCATGAAGTATTTTCCCGATTACAGAAAGATTCTAAATGAGTTGCAAAGGCATAGCCATTCCGGTGAGCTGAAGGTCTCGGCACTCGCGGGCGTGAGCGATGAGGCGATCAAGCAGGTGATGCGCTTTGTCAAGGAGAAGAAGTTCGGCGAATACCGCAAGTGGGTTGCACAGAACGCGGACATCGACTTCTCGACTCTGGTACGAGCCATCTACGATAGGATGGGTGAGTTCATCGAAAGTCAGGATATTCCCGAACTCGTCATTATCCTTTCGGAGTACGATTACAAGCGAGCATTCGTGGTCGATGTCGAAATCTTAACGACGGCGATGCTAACCCAAATCATGGGGTCAATCAAATTTAAGTGAGGTAAATCATGAAATTATACATCAATCATCCGGAAACATCTAGAGTCAAGGACATCGTCTCCAAGCTGGTTAACGCAGCAGGAAGATCGGTTCTGATAGAGAAGCCGGACATCGATAAGGGGCTTATTGAAGAGGTCGTCAAGGTTGTGAAGAACGTGATGTCCGATACGATGGACACTCTTCTGCTCGGTGCTTCTTCTGTTATCGTCGAATTCGATATCGAGAATGCAGTCGGTCAAGCGTTCGAGAATGTCACGAAGTTAATCAAGTGGGAAAGAGAAGAGGATCAGCTCGAGGAAGAGACGGAAACCGACCAGACCGAAGAACAAGATTAAGAGGGCTCCGACATGAGTGGGCTATTCGATGTTATCAATCTCATTCATACGAAAGACCACTATCCCGATGAAGATGAGATGAAGGAATACACTTCATTCATGGGTAACCGCGCACTATCTCAGTTTCAGGAGTTGATCTTTCACGCTCAGGCTATGAATGAAAACTGGAGCGTACCCAAAGAAGCCAACTTCGCATTCTACTACCATAGCGTGACGAAGAAGAAGCGCTTCTCGAAGTGGGCTAAGAAGGACGACGCGGAAGAGGAGAAGATCAAGAAGTTGAAAGAGTACTACGGTTACTCTACTATCAAGGCTAGGGAGATCATTCCGATCATGGATCAGTTGGATCTTTGGGGGCAGATAGACAAAGACCTTCATAAAGGTGGTGCTAAGAGACAGACGAAATCCAAGAAAAGGGTGTCATCTAAATCTCTAAATAGATAAGAACCTTAGTGTTCTAATAAAAATAATGAAGGAGATTTACTATGACAAATTCAATAGACACTGAAGAATTGCTCTCATCTTTTATTTGGATCGAACCGCTCGATAGTGATTCGTTTTTTAAGGTTAAAGAGACCTTAACTCGAATTCGGTCTGGTGAGTAGAAAAGAGGGTGATAAGAAACCAACACTCTGGCAGAGTGGGCATATCCTCCATAAACGCGGGCAATATGCTATTGTCCATTTCAAACAACTCTTTCTATTAGATGGAAGATCGAAGCAAACAGATTTCACTCCGGAAGACGCCGAGAGAATCAAACTTATAGCCTGGCTCCTGCAAGATTGGGGTCTAATCAAATTGAAGAAATCGTTTGAGATCAACGAAAAGACATCAGATGTGGTTGTTATATCGTATGCAGAAAAGCCCAATTGGAATTGTAAAGCGAAGTATACGATAGGCAAAATTAAGAAATCTAAAACTCATGAGGAATGATGTATGAGAAAACAGAAGCCTAGAAACGCTTTCGTGGCACAAGATACCGATTTCACCGATTTGGGTGTACTGAACATGACTCCAATCATAGCAGCCGAAGTAAACGAGCCCGAGTCAGAACCCGAAGAAGAACCCGAGTTCGACATCGCATTGAAAATCCTGGAACCGAAGACTTGGGGTATCAGAAATAAGGTGATCGTCCGGGATCCATAAGCTCTACGAAGATGTAGAGACTCCCAAATACTATACCCAGAAGAGCGCGTGCTTCGACTTACCGGCTTATCTCGGAAAGGAGATTGCCTACGTCGATGTCTACAATAGGATGTTGATGCACCTTATCAAGACAGTGGCACCGATGAAGGAAAGAGACGGAGAACGAGGGTTCAGTATCGAGCCGGGAGAGAGTGCATTCGTTCCGACCGGATTGGTATTCGACATTCCCGAGAACTTCAAGCTCACCCTCTATCCGAGAAGCGGCACCAGCGGCAAGAAGCATCTGAAACTATCCAACTGCGTCGGTGTTATCGATGAAGATTTCACCAAACCGACGATGGTCCTTATCTTCAACGATAGCGAACAGCGTCAAGTCATCTGCCACGGAGATCGATTAGTTCAGGCGGAAATCGTCCCCGTTTATAAAGCCCTCTTCGAAATCTGCGATGAACCCATAGCGCAAAAGACCGACAGAGAAGGCGGATTCGGGCATACCGGCACCAAAGTCGTTTAATGGAGTTCTTATGATCAAAGCATTCTATCTTCCCCAGGGTCTTATCATCGGTGATGTTTCCGAATTCGATGAGAATCGCATCGTCGTCAAGAATCCTGCGCTCATCATCGCTCGAGCAACCGAAGTGATACTGGCACCGCTTCTTCATCTGGTCGAGGAGACTCAAATCGAACTGAACATGAAAGACGTGGCGTTCAACGCTTTGTTCACACCGAAGCGAGAACTCATCAATCATTATAACCAACTATACGGGAGCGGGTTAGTCCTAACCACGGCGATGCCTGGCGCTTGACATCTTCCAGACGATGTTGTATAATGTGGTAAACTTATGAGAGGAGATGTCGATGGCATTCTATACCAACGTGGAGCAGATTGGCAATCGTATCTTTCACAGATATGTTGACAATGACGGGAAATCAAAATCGGAGATCGTTAAAGAGTTTCCATTACAGCTATTCGTAAAGAGTGGACCGCAAAATAAGACCAGAGTTCAGGCGATGTCGTTGATGGGGGATCCGCTGATCCCCGTCGACTTCGACAATCTCGCGGATGCCCGAGAGTTCGTAAGAGAGTATCAGGATACGCAAGACATCTTTGGGCAGACGCAATTCCTATATCAGTTCATCGCCAATAGGTACAAGGAAACCGTCTCCTTCGATTTCTCGAAAATCAAGATTTTGGTTATCGACATGGAGACCGCTTATGATTCCACCGGGTTCCCGACTCCCGATAGAGCACAACAACCTATCCTGGCGATAGGTTGTAAGGTTCTGGGGGAGAAGAACCCTTTCATAGTCTTTGGAACGAAGGCTAATACGGTCAATAACTACTATTCTTATGTCCAGTGTAACGACGAAGAGCATCTGTTAAGATCGTTTCAATCCTACTGGAGAGAAGTCGGTCCCAACATCGTAACCGGGTGGAATGTCGAAGGGTTCGACATACCCTATCTAATCAATCGTTGCAATAGAGTGATGGGCGAAGACTTCACCAAGAAGTTTTGTCCTTTCCACGGATCGATCGATAAGTGCATCACTCCTTACGAGATCAAAGCGCAGAAGATCAACTCCTTCGAAATAGTGGGTATCGCTATCGTCGATTACCTCCCCCTCTATAAGAAGTACTCGACAGATACTTTGGAGAGTTATAGATTAGATGTTGTGGCTCGTCATGAGTTGAGCATCGGTAAAGTCGATTACTCGGAATACGATGGCTTGATGGGTCTGTACGAACAGAACTTCGAGCTTTTTTGCTATTATAATTATATGGATGTAAAGATCGTCGAGGACTTGGAGAACAAGCTCAACTTCTTGTTTCTGTTAGCCACGGTGACGTATCTCGGTAAATCGAATTACTTGGATTCTATGGGGGTTGTTCGTTGGTGGGATGTCTACATCTATAACGAACTTCTGAAGAAGAACATTCAAATTCCACCCGGGAAGAAAGTTAGTTCCGATTCCACTATCGTCGGTGCCTATGTTAAAGACCCGATACCCAAACTCTATTCGTGGATCGTCACTTTAGATTTGACATCGCTGTATCCCAGCATCATCATGTCTTTCAATCTAAGTCCGGAGAAGGCGTATAAGACGGCAATCTACGATCTCGATAAAATCGATGATCTTATCGACATGAAGGAAGACTTGAGTTGGATCAAAGAAGCCAACGTGGCTATGCTGGCTAATGGTGCCACGTTCAAACGAGACAGTCAAGGGATCCTTCCCGAGTTGGTTGCGGGCATGTTCGCCTCCCGAAAAGCGTTTAAGGCTCACATGCTGAAGGCAACTCAAGAGCTGGAGGAGATGAAGCACTCGGGTGCGGACTCGTCAACCTTGGCAGAGAAGATAGCCGAAGTTGCCACATTCTCCGCCAAACAGCAAGCCTACAAGATCTCATTGAACTCTCTTTATGGTGCCACTGCCAACGCCTACTTCCGTTATAACTCGCGAGACATCTCGGAAGGCATTACGACGACGGGGCAGCTGGTTATCAGGTACATCAGCAAGAGGTTGAATGTTCATCTAAACGATCTCTTCAAAACGCAAGATGTCGATTATGTGATCTTCAACGATACCGACTCGGCGGGGCTCAATCTCGAGTACTTCGTCAATAAGATGTTCGAAGACCAATCCGACAAGCAGAAGATTGTCAACTTCCTGGACAAGTTCGTTCAGAAGTACATCAATCCCTATCTGGCACAGGAGTTCCAAAGACTGACCGTCTATCTCAATGCCTTCGAGAATCGATTGAGCATGAACCGAGAAGTGATTGCCGACAAGGGTCTTTGGAGAGGAAAGAAGAATTACATCTTGCAGATGTATGACAAAGAAGGCATCCGATACACCACACCGAAGATGAAGATCATGGGGCTCGAAACTGCCAAGTCGTCGACACCCAACATCGTCAGAGACAGTTTAGAGAAGGCGATCAAGATCATCCTGAATGGAGATGAGAACGAACTGCAAAGGTTCGTGAAGAAATTCAAAGAAGAGTTTGTCTCCGCATCGGTGCAAGACATCGCTTTCCCGAGAGGGGTGAGCGATATGGACAAGTGGGTCACCTCGAATGGAACTATGGTGAAAGGAATCCCTATCCATGTCAGGGGTGCGGTGGTGTATAATCGACTTCTAAAAACGATACACTCGGGTGAGTATGCACCGATCAAGAACGGCGATAAGATCAAGTTCGTCTATCTGAAGGTACCCAACTCGGCACAATCGCATGTCATTGCATTCCTGGATACCTTACCCACTGCTTTCGAGTTAGATAAATTCGTCGATAAGGAGACGCAGTTCGATAAGACGTTTTTGAATCCATTGAAATCCCTGGCCAGCATCATTGGTTGGAACACCGAAAAAACCAATACTTTAGACATGTTTTTCCAATAAGGAGCACGAATGAATATCAAAGATATCATCAAACTCAGTCAGAACGAGTACGCCAATGTCGCAGAAGATGCTATCTGCGGAGAGATTACGGGGTGGGTCGATTCTGGCTCCTATGCTCTGAATGCCATTCTCTCCGGTTCTATCTTCAAGGGATTCCCGTCGAACAAGATCGTGGGGTTTATCGGAGTGGAATCGACAGGTAAGACTTTCTATACGCTCGCCGCTTGCAAGAACTTCCTCGAGATGAATCCTAACGGTGCCGTCGTTTACTTTGAAACCGAGAACGCTCTAACGAAGGAGATACTGTCAGGTAGAGGTATCGCTCTGGATCGATTCGTTCATCTGCCGGTGGCGACCGTACAGGAGTTCAAGAATCAAGCTCTACGAATCGTGGACGAGAAGCTCAAGGAGAAGGAAGACATGCCGATGCTATTCGTCTTGGATAGTCTGGGCAACCTCTCGACCAACAAAGAGATGGAAGACTCGGCGGCGGGTTCGGACACGAAGGACATGACACGAGCCCAAATCATCAAAGCCTCTTTTAGGGTTCTCGCTCTGAAGCTGGGAATGGCTAACATCCCTATGATCTTCACCAATCACGTCTACGATAAGATAGGGGCTGGGCCTTATGCGGGCAAAGAGCAAGGGGGTGGTTCGGGATCGAAGTATGCCAGCAGCATCACCGTATCGCTCACCAAAGCCAAAGAGAAAGACGGCGACGAAGTAATCGGGTCCGTCATTTCCTGTACCGTAGTCAAGAGCCGTTTAACCAGAGAGGGTCTCAAGGTTAAGACTCTGATTCGCTTCAGTGGTGGACTCGATAGATACTTCGGGTTGATTGATTTGGCGGAGAAGAGTGGAGCCTTCAAGAAAGTGTCAACCAAGTATGAGATGCCTGATGGTAAGAAGTATTTCGAGAAGGCTATCGAAAGAAACCCTGAGAAGTTTTTCACAACCGATATCCTGGACATCATAGAGAACTATGTCCAGAAGAACTTTAAGTACGGAGTCGCCTCCGTAGAAGATGAAACTGCAATTTATGAGGAACTCAACGATGAATAGAGACGAATTTTACCAGAAACTTGAAGAAGGTGATCTCGAGGTGACATTCGAGAAGAAGACCGATGGCTCGATTAGAACGATGAGATGCACCGCTAATGCACCCAAAACCGAAAATCTGGACCAGAGAAAATCATCACGACCTGAAACTCTTATCACGGTTTACGATACCGAAGCCAAAGGGTGGAGGAGCTTCTACGCCGATAACATCAAAGAAGTCAAGCCTCTCGGGACCAACTTCAGCTTATTGCAGGAATGATTATGATCCCTAAATTCGAAATTGTCGATGTTTCTATGGACGATGGTCTGGGCATCAAAGTTGTCATCGTCGATGATCCCAGGTTCTTGGGCTATATCTTCCACTTTCATAAAATCGAATTCGATTATCAATCCGATGGTGTCGGTATCTCTTACGATCTCAACATCGATATCCACAAAGACTATCTGCCTACCACGATAACAGACGAGCAGACCAAGATGATCAAGGAAACGGCTCATGGTATTCTCGAAAAAATCATGACCGATTTTGTTGATGCGCACAATCTCGGTGCACTTGACAATCCGGCGGAGATGTTGTAAACTAATAACAACCAAAAGGAGGTACGTCTATGCCGTTGCTGCCATCAGAAAGAATCGTTCAGAAATTACAAAAATCAAACCTTCCGTTCCACGCTAACGATAACATTTCAAAAGTTCTTGAGCCGAATGACATCGCCGATCTAAAAGTAGAGGTGGAACAGAGGGTTCTGGAACTTCTGAAGAGTTTAGTTATCGATGTCGATAACGATCATAACACTCACGACACGGCTCGAAGAGTCGCCAAGATGTATGTCGATGAAGTCTTCGCCGGGCGATATCAGAAGCGACCCGATATTACGGTGTTCCCGAACATCAAGGATCTGGATGAACTTTATACACTTGGTCCTATCAAGGTGAAGAGTGCATGCAGTCATCATTTCGTGGAAATCGAAGGGTATTGCTGGGTCGGTGTTTATCCATCGGATATGGTGATCGGTATCTCCAAGATAGCGCGCATCGTCGATTGGGTTTGCCGTCGCCCGCATATCCAGGAAGAGATGAGCATCATTCTCGCTAACGAACTCGAGTCGATCATGAATCCCAAGGGACTCGGTGTGGTCATCAAAGCCAAGCATCATTGCATGACATGGCGCGGCGTCAAAGAAGAAGCGTCCGAGATGGTCACCAGTGTGATGCGAGGCGCCCTGCGAGAAGATACGCTCAAGACCGAGTTCTTCAATCTGATCAAATCACAAGGGTTTTAAGACATGGCGAATAGAAAGATAATCTGGGTCACTTTTCAACGCGCGGGGTTTCATAGATACCCCGATGCTCCCGATGATGTTCGTTATCTGGCTTACGAGCATCGTCATCTGTTCAAGTTCAAAGTGGGCATCGAGGTTTTCCATGATGATAGGGAGATCGAGTTTCATCAGTTCTTAAGGTGGCTCGAAAGTCTTTACGCCGAAACTCTCGTTCTCGATCATCGTTCTTGCGAGATGATTGCCGATGAATTGGCACAAGTCATTCAATCTCGATATCCCAATCGCGACCTCGAGATCGAGGTCTCCGAAGACGGCGAGTGCGGTGTCTTCGCCACTTACAGTAAGTGATAACAAGATGATTAAACCTGTCAATAACTTAACATCAGAATTTGTCTTTAGTGCTCCTTCCTATCTGCGAATCATAACGCATGGTAGATTACGAACCGTCCCGCATCTAAAGGAATTGACGGATAGAATCGTAACCGACGGCATCATGCGTATCAAAGAAGAGTTGAAGGAGATCGATTATCCGATGATGATCAGTATTCTTTTCAACGCTTTTACCGAGAAGAACTATCTCGAGCGAATACTCGCGTCGGGTAAGTTCGGATTCGATCGAGTCTATGCCGACTCGGGTGGATTGCAGATGATTACTCTTGGGATGACGGCGAATCATCAAGCCAAGCAAGACGTCTATGCTATTCAAGCTAAAACCGATTTGGCTATGTGCTTCGATGAGATACCGATCAAGAATGAGAAGATGGTCGGGCGAGCCGGGTATCTGGATAAGGTCTTCATGTATGAAGAACATGCGAAGTGCGCTTTAGAAACCTGCTATAATGTGATTTCTCAGATCGATTACTTCAGAAAGGTGGGGTCTTCGACCAAGGTATTCTTTATCGTACAAGGTAACACCTACAGCGACATGAGCGAGTGGTTCGAAATAGCCACGAAGACGATACCCAAAGATTACTGGGATCACATCGGTGGGTTGGCTATCGGAGGTGTCTGCCTGGGATACGGGCAGAGAGAAGATGTCGAGAAGATTGCTATCTATCGTCAGTTAAGAGATGACTTCGGCGTCGAGTATACCAAGAAGCATCTGCATATCCTGGGTGTGGGATCGGTGATGCGACTGCAACCGCTGATCATCCTACGCAATACGGGACTGGTTCCCGAAGATACTCACGTATCTTACGACTCCACCACTTTGAGCATGGCGTATACCTACGGTAACTTCATGGATAAAGATGGTGACATTCAGAGAGATACCCCGCTTTGGGAAAGCAACTTCCGAAACTATTATGATACCATCACACCCATCTATCTCGATTACGGATACACGCAGGCGGATATCGACTTTTATTATCACCAAGTCGTTAAAGACATGCTGTGTCATGATAAAATCTATTGCGATCATGAAGATGATCGACTAAGAGTTTTCCACCATTGCTTTACCGCGCTGTCTAATGTCTGGCAGATCATCAACTTCACGCATTGCTTGCATCGCATTTATGTGAATTGGGATCAAGGTAACGACCCCATTGGGATGCTGAAGCTCGTAAAGGACCTGGATTCCTTCTACGAGTGGGAGAAGGTATACGGTTCAATGGTGCCATCGAAACGCCTCACTCGAAAGAAAGCATCTATGCTCGAGGAGATGGTTTCCGGAGAAACCAATGGAGAGAAGGTGGTTTTACCAAGAGTAACCAACAAGCGTTCAAAAGGATCACTATCAGCTTTCTGGGAGGATTGATGAAAATTCGACTATCCGAGATTTTTGCAAGCGTTCAAGGTGAAGGCAGATTTACTGGGATGCCCACCATATTCATCAGGTTTTTTGGTTGTAATTTGAAATGCGACGGATTCGGGCAGAAGTGCCCGACAGATCCATCGACCTACATCTTGCCTTATAAGGATTTGGACATATCTCGATATCTCTCTATGTCCGAGTTACCGGTCTTCGAGTATGGCTGCGACTCCTCTTATTCTTGGTCTCCACGCTTTAAGAAGCTGGCTAAAGACTACAGCGTGTCCGAAGTCGTCGATGAGATTTTAAGAGTCGGTAGAGAGAGTCTCGGGCTAAGACTGCAAGAAGGCGAAGAAAGTTTAGATAACTGGACTCATACTCAAACCCGAATGCCGGCTCAAATCTGCTTTACCGGTGGTGAACCGATGATGCAGCAGAAAGCGATAGAACTCATCTTGAATGAGCTGGAGCACAGGAGCCTAAATCCCATTCAAGTCACTATCGAGACGAATGCGACTAAAGAACTGGTGGATCGCTTCGGTGCTAATCTCTATACCAAGCATGTTCACATGAGCTGTTCACCCAAGCTCTATACGGTGAGTGGAGAACAGGATGCTATCGATTACGGTATTCTGGCTTCTTACATCACCTATGCCGACTCGGGCGCCATCAAGTTCGTACACAACGGCAGTCAGGAAGCCTGGGATGAAATCGACTCCAAAATGGACACGCTTAGAGACCTCATTCGAGGCGAGCCTTGGCAGCTTTGGATTATGCCGGTAGGCTCCGTTCTGGAGTCGCAATCTCCCGACTTTCTGAGTCGTGTAGTAACCGAGTCTCTAAGGAGAGGTTTCTGGATCAGTCATCGAGTACACATCTCTATCTTCGGTAACAAAGTGGGAACATGAGTATGGAAGACATCTCTTTAGAAGATGTGGTCCTCCAAAATCTGATAACCAATGACGAGTTTTTAAGAAAGGCTATCCCTTACATCAAGGAAGAGTACTTCGCGGATCATATCAATCGTTGTATCTTCCGTTCGCTCAATGCCTACTTCCAGAAGAACAATCAAATTCCTAATCAAGCCATTCTGGCTATAGAGACCAAGGAAGACAACAGCATCTCTCACAAGGAAGTCGATGGTGTATTAAAAACCATCGGCAATATCTATCAAAGCGAGATGGTCGGCGATACCGAATGGCTGTCGAAGTCGGCGGAGAAATGGTGTCAAGACAGGGAGATGTATCTCTCTATCGTCAAAGCCATCGCGATCTATGATGGCACCGATAAGTCGCTGCTGCCTTCCGCCATCCCGGATATGATGAAGAGCGCCTTATCGGTCTCTTTTAACACGAGCATCGGGTTTGACTGGATAGACGATTCGGAAGACAGGTATGATCGTTATGAGTTGCCGCAAAATAAGATACCTTTCGATCTCGAAACATTGAACGATATCACTCTTGGTGGAATCACTCGAAAGACGCTATCCCTGATACTCGCCGGCGTTCATGTCGGTAAGACGCTATCTCTGGTTCATCTTGCAGCCGGTTATGCTCGTCTGGGTTATCAGGTACTCTATATCTCGATGGAGATGGATGAGAACGAGATCTTACATCGAATAGACGCCAACATGATTAAGACCCCCATGCATCTCATCAGAGAGATGGGTAAGTCCAAATTCATGAAAAGAATGGACCACATCAAGTCCAAGGGGTACGGGCGAATCAAAGTCATTCAATTCCCGACTTCGGCGGCTCATGTGGGTCATTTCAAGAACACTATCAACGAACTGAACATGAAGATGAACTGGATGCCCGATGTCGTCATAGTCGATTACATCGGTTGCGTGGCGTCCAATCGAATCAAGGTAGGATCGACTAACAGTCACTTCTATCTGAAGAGCGTAGCCGAAGAGATTCGAGCTATGGCTATCGAGTATAACATCGCTTGCTGGAGCGCGATGCAGCTTACTCGATCGGGTATGGGTTCTAACGATGTAGAGATGACGGACATCGCCGAATCCATAGGTATCCCTGGAGTCTGCGATCTCATGCTCGCCGGAATGCGAAACGAGGAGACGGACTCTATCGGACAGATCATCTTCAAGCAGCTCAAAAACAGATTCAGAAAGATGCAGTATCGCCCCAAGTTCGTTTTAGGGTGCGACTTCGATCAGCAACTCTTCTATGATCTGTCTCAGAGCGAACAAAATCTGGTCGCAGATACGGCAGCCGTTCAAATCGATTCTGCGAAGATTCAAGAGAAGTTCCAATCTAATAAGAGAAGAAAAGGTCGCTTCGAAAACGTCGATGTAGGAGAATAGCTGATGCTTAAAAAAGAATTTATCGATTTTGTCTATCAGAATAACATCATCCAGCTCGGAACGGTTCAACTAAAGAACGGTGATTACTCGGATCACTTCTTCAACTTCGGTAGGGTGGATACGCCCGATGCTCTATTCCATCTATCGAAGTGGTTAGTCGAGTTGGTGGGCGATGTCGAGTTCGATGCGGTTTTTACTTCGGCTTACAAGGGGATCACCGTTCAAACCGGTTTCGCTTTGGAGTATGGATACCAGTACCCACTCAAGAAGATCAGATTCGGATATCAGAGAAAAGAAGAGAAGGCACACGGGGAAGAGGGGAAAGTAGTTGGTTATCAGCCGAAGAAAGGAGACAGAGTTCTTCTACTGGATGATGTCTTCACCACCGGTTACAGCATCGATGAGATGATGAAATTTTTAAAAGGCTTCGGTGCCATCCCGGTTCTGGCGATGGTGTCGATACTTCGAGCCGACGAAAAGCTCTTCTCCAAATTCAAGAAACAGATTGGTATTCCGATTCGTTATCTCATCCACGATGATGAGATCACGGAAGTTTATAGAGACTACAGAGGTTGACATCATGAAAAAATTGCTTTTGGTTGGTTTGCTGCTGTACTCCACTCTCGCGCCCGCGCAAGGGTATGGGCCACCTCCACGTTGGAATGGGCCCGCTTATCCGGAAGGTAGACATCATTATCCACCTCCCCCACCACGATATCACGAACACCATCGATATCATGAAAATTATCGATACGAAGGGCCCAGATTTCATCGCCCACCGCACCCCTGGGGGTGCAACTGGAGCGGCAGGCACGGTTGGGACTGTCGCATTAGGGATACCGAGCGCCCCTACCCACGCTGGTAGGCGCTGACGCGGTGTAACATTTTCGTGGAAATATTTTCGCAAAATTTTTCCTGAAAGGCTTGACATTCAGGATCGTTGTGTTATACTATGCACAAGAAGTAGGAAAACACAACGGAGACCGAAGATGACGCGCAAAACCTCGAAAACTGCCACTCACCGCCACGTTTCGAACTGCACTGTTAAGTTCTCCAACGTCAAACACAAGTTCGGGGGTGACATGATTCGGGTAGTCTTTAGTAACGGCGAAGTGACCACTTTGTCCGCGAAGCGTTTCAACGAGCTGTTCACCGTAAACTGATTGGAGCCTACCGATGTTCAACGTATCCGAAATCCGCGAGACCCTGAAGACCGCCGCCGCTGCTCAAGTGCAGCAATACTCGCAGTACCGCGGTCACTTCGATGACTATGTGCTGGTACGGGCTCGCAAGAACGTGAAGTCGAAGCTGGGTCAGTCTTTCGTGAAGGACGAGGTCGCGATTGCCCGTCCCACGATTTACGAACAGCAACGCACTCTCCCAAGCGGTCGGGTAAAGATTTATTACACCATCGTGGTGTGGTCCCTGACCAACCGTTGCGATACCCACGTGATACTGGACGAGATCCAGATTCTCGAAGACGTGAAACTTTCCCGAGACACGATTTAAGTGGAGACCGAGATGGAAACTTCCGAACTGGTCCGTGCCATTGCGCTAAAAGCGGATTCTAATTCCCCGATGTGGGTTGCCTGGTCCAAACTGAATTTGGCTAAATTGGTAGATGCCGGTAAAGTGGACGAAGCGTGGGAGCTGCTGCTCGAAGCGGCTCGCGAATCGGTCCCGGAATTGGTTAAGTCTGTCGAAAACCAAGGGTGAGTGAAATGACGACTCTCAAGCAGATGTATTACCGCTACCTCGAAACCCAAGTACCTGGGTCGTTCTTCGAAGTAGATCTCTGCACCGGCAAGTACCTTTGCTGGTCGGTCCCTCACCAGCAGCAGTACACGATTTATAATTGGCTGGGCAAAGTCATGGGACAGGGGATCAGCCAAACCAGGCGTTATGTTTGGTTGGGCAACAAGGGTGCGGTTTACGTGACTAAGTCATCTAAGTTCGAGAAGAAGGAAGCGGATGACACCGATATCGTGCTCCCCATGAAAAAGTGGGTTTGGAAGACTTATTTTAACATCGACCTATGAGGTGAACCGTGACCGTAAAATTGTGGAAAGTGTATCTTTTCGTTCTGGTGATGGGAGTGGGCTGGGTTTTGAATGTAATCTCTCTTGCTAACCTGGCAATGGCGAATGCCCCTGTCGACACGATGTTCGTCCTCAAGATCATAGGCGTCTTCGCCGCCCCAATGGGGTCTATCCTCGGGTGGTTTTACTCATGATCAAACAGCTCATTATCATTCGCCGCGACCTCAAGATGAGGCGCGGTAAAGAGATCGCCCAAGGCGCTCATGCTGCCATGGCGTTTCTCACTTCGGTCATCTCACCAGAAGGGCATTTCAAGCGAGCCCTGACCTATAAAGAACTGCTCTGGATAGGCGGGTCTTTTACGAAGGTCGTACTGCAAGTCCACGATTGGGATGCTCTGATAAACGCTTTCCAACTCGCCCGAGAACACGGCATCGAGGCAAAACTGATTACCGATAACGGAACAACCGAGTTCAACGGTGTTCCGACTGTTACCGCTCTCGCTATCGGTCCCGAAGATAGCGAGGTTTTAGATCCATTGTTCGGGAACCTGAAGCTTTACTAAACTTTACTCTAACACAAGAGGTGAATATTATGGCCAACAAGAACGTTTTTCGTACCAGCCGCTATGTTGCTCCTGCTCCTACCGACACCGTGAATAACGCGGGTGGTGTGGCGTATGCTCTTGCCGATAAGGAGGCTCTGGCTCAGTTGGTGATGACCGGTACCTTTAACGGCACCTTCTACACTTCGGCTGAGAATCAGATCGACAATGTCAAGAATCTGCTCGACAAGCTCGGTCCTGCCGAGGCGTCGTTCATTGCCAAGCTCGCTATCCACGCGCGCAAGCAGGGTTTTATGAAGGACACCCCGGCGTATCTGGTGGCGTGGTTGTCCAAGAACGGACCCGAGGTCTTCAAGACCGCTTTCGGGCATGTTATCGATAATGGTAAGATGCTGCGCAACTTCGTGCAGATCATGCGTTCTGGTGCTATCGGACGCAAGTCTCTGGGTACCGCTCCGAAGACCATGGTGAAGAACTGGATTTCCGGGTCTTCAACCAATCAGCTGATTCGCGCGAGCGTGGGTAACACTCCATCTCTGGCGGACATCATCAAGATGGTCCATCCGACTCCGATTAACCTGGCTCAGAATGCGCTGTTCCAGTGGATCCTGAACGGCAAGGTGGATGCCGACTCCTATCATTATCTGCCGCAGACGGTCAAGGATCTGATGGCGTTCCGTTCGGGCGATAGCAAGGAGATGCCGAACGTGCCGTTCGAGCTTTTGACTTCTTGCGAGTTGTCAGTTGACAACTGGAAGGACATCGCGCGCAATGCGGGCTGGCATATGACTCGAATGAACCTCAACACCTTCGAGCGCAAGGGTCTTTTCAAGGATCCGGAAATGGTCTACACCATCGCCGACAAGCTGCAGGACACCAGTCAGATCGTGAAGGCTAAGGTGTTCCCGTATCAGATCTTCACCTCATGGATGAATGCGACGAGTGCGCCGGTTCCGATTCGCGAGGCTCTGGAGAAGGCTCTGGATTTCTCTCTCCAGACCGTTCCGGTCTTCGACGGTAAGACTTACATCTTCGTGGATGTCAGCGGCTCCATGAACAGCCCGATTACCGGACATCGTGCTGGAGCGACTTCGAACATGCGTTGCGTGGATGTGGCGGCTTTGATTGCGTCTTCGTTGATGCGCGCCAATGCAGGTAATGTGGAAGTGACTATGTTCGACACTCGCATCCATCCCGGTACGACTCTGCGTCCTACGGCGTCGGTTATGGAGAACGCCCGTATTATCGCGAAGTTCGGTGGTGGTGGAACGTCTTGCCAGTTGCCGATGCAGGATCTGGTCTATCGCAAGAAGAAGGGTGATCTGATCATCTACATCAGCGACAACGAGAGCTGGTTCACTCTCAGGCAGAACGCTTGGGGCGGTAACCACGGCACCGAGACTGCGCAGGCCTGGGCTGACTTTAAGGCGTACAATCCGAAGGCTAAGATGGTTTGCATCGATCTTCAGCCGGGGATGACCACTCAGGTGCAGTCGGACCCGCGAGTTTTGAATGTGGGCGGGTTCAGCGATGCGGTTTACGATGTAATCGCTAACTTCGCTTCTCAGTCCGCGGACAAGGACTTCTGGATTAAGGAGATCGAAGCCTCGGTGACTATCTGAATAAATAGTGTGATGGATCACACTAAAAAATTTAAACACTAAATTTGAAGGGTGCATGGTCCTAAAGACTGTGCACCCTTTTTTATTCGGAGAACAACATGCTATCATTCAAAAAATGGTATAACCTACACGAAGGCGGTAATGTCATAATCGGCGACACCGCAGCAGAACGAATCGACCTCAAGACAATCGATAGAAAGAGAGTGGTATCCGAGATCGGTAAGGCTCTTAAAGCCATCTCCGACCGTTACGCCAGTTTCCACGGAATGCCTCTCTGGGGCGATGACTTATTCAGAGATAAAGGGTTCTTGAGCGGTTCTTCGCTTCATCTCTTCAATGCCGCCATCCCGGATGAGACTTTCGTCAAGCACAAGCCTACTGTCGGAGATATCGATACCCAGGTAGACGGCAATCAGAAGAAGCAGATAGAAGACTTCCTGAAGAAGTTGCCTGCCGGTGAGAAAGTCGGTAACACCCTCTATGTCGGTTATAAGCCGTCCGGTGATCAGTTCATCACTCTCTGGACTATACCGTCTCTCGGTATCTCGGTACAAGTCGATTTAGAACTCGTGGACTTCAAAGACGGACGCCCGACTCCGTGGAGTACGTTCAGTCACGGCTCTCCTTGGGAAGACCTATCGATGGGTATCAAGGGAGTCTTCCAGAAGTATCTACTCAGAGCTTTCCAAGCGCGCACAGCCAAGGATGTCTTGATCAGAGCCAAGACGCCCAGAGGTAAGGACAAGATAATCAGGAAGTCCGATTTGGCTTTCTCCTTAAAGGGACTTCGAGTTAGAATGACTCCGGTTCTCGATGCTCAGGGTAACCAGACGTTCAAGAACGGGATGCCGGTATATGACGAAGTCGACTCGGCTACAGCAGATTACATCACCGATTTAGATGTTCTCTTTACGTCCTTCTTTGGAGTGAAGGGGAATAAAGCGGAAGTCGAGCAGATGGGCTCGTTCGTCGGTTTAGTAGGGCTGATGAAGAAGTACATGAGTCCTACGGATCAGAAGAAGGTTCTCGACGGATTCGCGAATGTCCTTTGGGAGAAGGGTGCCCAAGGTTTAGTCAGAGGAGATCCCAGAGCCGATTACGATACCAAGATCAGGGCTTTCGATTTCATCACCAAAGGCTTGGGCATCGGTTCAATCGAAGATTTCGACTCGGTAATAAATAGTTATTACAAGGGATATAAGGCATGATTAGGTTTAGAGATTTTATAGCCATTCAAGAAGAAGTGGTCGCTTCAAGAAGACAAGGCATTACTCACCTCCAGGAAATGAAACCCGAAGAATTCGTCGCCTGGATGAGAACCGTTAAAACCGAGTTAGGGGGTATCTTGAAGAATGTCAAAGCCGTCATGAAGATCGATGGACTGGGTGCTCGATTCGGAAAGGATGCTAACGGCCGACCTTTCTTCGAGGGCAGCAGGACCGGTCCCGTATTCGATAGCGGCGCCTTTAGTGCTCATGCCAGAGGGAAGACGGACGATGTCGAAATGATAGCGAGAGCCGTTCACTATGATAACATGCTCGAGATCTTCAAGAAAGAAGACTTCATGAGTGCTCTTCCGAACAACACGAAAGTCGTGTGCGAAATCTTCTATAACCCGATGGCGGAAGAGACCGAGAAGGGAATCAAGTTCGTGACAGTGAGCTATGATAAGAGTAGGTTGGGCTCTCTGATGACGATTATGCCTTATACGGTACTGGATGCGTCTTCTGGGCACGATTCGCCGGATAAGAGCAGCATTTTGAAATCACTCTATCAGAAGAGCTCGGATAAGATCAAAATCATCGATCCCAATCTCAAGTTCACGGAAATCGATGTCAGCGTTTACGCCGACGCGGCGAGCGTCTATAGCGATGAGTCTCTGCAAATCTTAAAGAGCCGTAAGGCAACGGACAGGGCAGACAAGCAGAACCTTCTGAACGCTCTTCAAAAAATCAAAGATGATTTGGCTGATTACCTACTGACTCATCCCGGAATAGAAGGTAAGTTCAAACTAGGCCCTGAGATAGAAGGCGTGGTTCTGCACTTGCCCGATAGGGCCACGGGTACGGCGCCTTATAAAATTACCACCGATGCTTTCAAAGCATCGCATTCTAGGAAGTAGAACATGATTGGCAGAAAGACACTAGCCGACTTGGCTGATCAAAATAAAACCTATTATGATCTGATTGTTAAACCGAGCAAGAATGTTAGAAAATTGCCTTACAAGATTCACCCTAAAGGTGCGGTGATGCTGAAGGCGGCACGGAAGTGAGTATACTCAATACGCGGTAATTCCTGCGAAAGAAAAGGTTAACATTCTGAATTCCAAATTGAAAGCTATCGGGAGCATGGATACGCTTCAGGTATCTTGGAAAGGAAAGGTAGGCTATGTGTCGCTGAATAGAATTTTAGCACCCAACCTCATCGGACGATTGAAGAATGTCTTTCAGAAACCTGTCAAACAACCTGATTCCAGAATCAACTATCTGAATAAGAAGATACGAGAGTGTCTGCAGTCGGTTGCTCAAGCACGATCGGCTCTTCCTAATGCTCAACCGCTTCAAGGATTGACGATACAGATTAAAGGTCAGAATTCGACGAAAGAGATGGAGAATGTGGCTTTTGCGTTCGACATCCCGCTAACGAAGGACTCTTTAGCTGATTTTGCTTTCGGGTCTTCTCGAACCGACCTGTCATACTGGTTTGCAAAGGTTCCCGATCCACCCAGCCTATCCGAGTTCTTTCAGGATATCAAATCCTTCATCTACTCCGACTCGTATCTTCAGAGGTTTTTAGACCAAGTTTTCAATAACTACATCGATAAGTCAGAAGGTAAACTCGCTCTCCAAACTTCTGTCTATCAGATACTCAATCCCAGCAACAATGAAGCCAGGCAGTTCTTTATGAAAGCTATATCCGGTCCTACCGGAGCCATGAATGCCAACAGTGCTTCTAATGTTACATTCTATGCCAATGGTGATCCTACTCTCACTTTGGTAGACCCGGTCGCTGGTTTATGCAAGATGACCTTTAGTGAGGAAGTTCAGTTGAAAGAAGATTTGATCGCTGTCTTCAATCAGAAGAAATCGTGTATCGTTGTCGAAAATTCTATGGGAGCGGTTGCTAAAATCAAAGGGAAAACGATTAGGAACATTTCGATAGGTCTTTATTACATTGATTACATTAGAATGTTAAGAGATGCCATCGAACTTAAATAGATAGATTATAGGAAAAGCAAATGGAAAAACTAAAGCCGGTCGAGTTGTTCTTGGGGCGTATGCAACCGCTGCATAACGGACATAAGAAGATTATAGATTCGATGAAAAACCCTATCGTCGTAATCGTTAAAGGCAAGAAAAGCGGTGCCGATGCGGAACGCAATCCTCTGGATGAAGAGTACCAGAAGAAACTGATCGAAATGATCTTCCCGGGACTCGAGGTCTCTATCAGCCCGAACGGGTTCTTACCGGGCATCCTGGGATACTTCAGAAAGCAAGGTAAAGAAGTCACCAAGATCTATGCCGGTGCCGACCGTATTGCCGGCTATCAAGATGCTATCAACCGAGCCAACGAGAAGATGCCGGAAGACCAAAGATATCGTGTCACGTTCCAAGAGACCGAAAGGGTGACGAGCGCGACCACGGTAAGAAACGCTATCAAGAGCGGAGACAAAGACACCTTCAAGAAACTGGTGCCTTCCGCTATATGGGGTGAGTGGGATACGCTCAGAAAGAAGTTAGGTGTCATGAAAGAAGGGATTCTCAAATTCGGTCAGTGGATGGAAGATGCCGCAGTAACCACGACCGTTGCGATTAAAGATGCCCAGAAGGATATTCCTTTGGGTCCTATGGTGAGAAGAAAGCGAAAGAGAGGTGCATAACATGCGGACTACCAAAGATCCCGTCTGTCGTTTATGATTTAACTATTCCCGGAACTGGTGAGGTTATCAAGTTCAGACCGATGCTCGTAAAAGAGTATAAGGCTTTGCTGCAATCTCAAGAACTGGGAGATGATACCGGATTTATCAACACTATCAGAGGAATCATCGATGATTGTCTTCTGAATAAGGTAGATGTCGACGATTTGCCGATGTATGCCATCGATTACATCTTCCTTCGAATCAGAGCTAAGAGCGTCGGGGAAATGGTATCCGCCGAGTATAAGTGTAACGCTATGGTTGACAAGCTAACCGATCACGATGAAAACGGTGTAGCCCACTCATCGGAGAAGAAGCCCTGCGGTCAAAAGTTTATCGTTCAATTTAACCTGGAAGATGCCTTCGTTAAGTTCCCTGAAGACTTTCATAAGAAGTGCGTCATACAATTAACCGACGACATCGGTATCAGACTAAAGGCGCCGACTTTTAGGAGATTTCGCAGCGTGGGTTTAGAAGGGAAAGGTATGCTGGACATTACCGACGAATACGTTTTCGCTTGCGTCGACTCCATCTTCGAAGGAGAGAAAGTGATTACACCCTCCGAGTTCACTCTCGACGAACTCAGAGAATTCATAGAATCATTTCCGGCGGATAAGATAGATGCTATCTCCGAGTTCTTTCAGAATCAACCGAAAGTGACTATGGTGATGACGCTCACTTGCCCTGCATGTAAAAACCAAGCCATCGTCGAACTCAACGGGTTAAAAGATTTTTTCGACTGATGTTCGCGAATGGCGAGCTTGCGGACATCTATAGAACGGATTTTTTGCTTGCCAAGGAACATAACATCACGTTATCGGAAATCAACGATATGGTTCCGTTTGAAAGGATGATTTACATAGGTATCATCATAGATTACCTAGAGAAGAAACAGAAGGCTATGCGCCAATTTTAAGGGAAGAGTAAATGCCATTACCCACTATAAAAACAGTCGCACAAAAAACCGTTGGGGGTTTAAAGTCGATAAAGGAACGTTTGAGTACACCGACACCGGCGTCTCCAGCAGAGACTCCCGCTCAATCGAATACTCCACCGACACCGACTAGAAATGTACCTACTCAAAGAGCTGCAAACAACCCGATTTCCAGGGTATCTAATACTGCCCGAAATCGACCTGCTGTTCCCGATGCCGGTGCGATTGCTTTTTCTAGAAACCAAGAAGCCAATGATAGGGCCATAGAGAGATCGAGAGCAGGATACAATCCGCTGATTCCTCTGATCCAAAATGTCAATATCACTCTGGTTCGGAATCGATAAAACTCTAAACAGCATTTTATCTATTCTTAAAGATCATCTCGACAACCTGCAATCCAATATGGGTAATACCGGAATCGGATTTACCGACATTGCAGGAGTCGTAGGTGGTGCAATAGGAGCGAAGACCCTTAAAGATAAGATCTTTGGACCGAAGGGTGGTCCAAAGCCACCTGGTGGAGCTACACCACCGGGTACGACGGCACCTAAGAAAGCGGGCTTCTTTGAAAAAGTCTTTGGTAAAAGTGGTTCGTCTATTGCCGATGCCGCTCACGGAAGACCACCTATTTCGACAGCCGCAGGTGCGGCAGGAGAAGTGGGTGCGGCTGAAGCAGGAGCAGCAGGAAAGGCGGGAGGCTGGTTTGGTAAACTCGGCAAGTTCATGAAGTTGGGTTCTAAAGTCGCGGCGCCATTAACGGTTGCCATGACCATGGCGGAAAACATGGATGAGCTTTCGAAGACAGGCGCAGTAAATCCTCTCGCGCAAGCTGGAAAAGCGGCGGGAGGATTAGGTAAAGTGTTCGATACGGATAAGCCTTTCTTCTCGATGAGTCGTTTGGAAGGTGCCGGTGAAGCCATAGGTGGCGCTACGGGTGCTGTCTATGGTGTCGGAACGCAGATAGGTAAGGCGATAAACGACATCATACCCGATGATGTCTCCGATCAGATCGTGGATGGTATAGTCAGTCTCTTCGGTGGGGAAACGAATGCCGATAGAGCCAAGAAGCAGAAAGAACTGGAAGAGAAGCAAGCCAAGGACTGGGAAGAGCGCAAGAAGATTCGCGAAGCCGAAAAGAAGAGACTGGAAGACGAACAGAAGAAAGTCGACGAAGATAAGAAGGCTGCGGAAGAGAAGAGGATCGCGGAAGAGAGAGCTATCCTGAAAGAAGGACAGATGACTGCATCTGCTGGTAATACGGCAGGCGCGGTCAGTGATACTCCTGGAGTCAATGTCGCCAATACAGCGGACGTGGGTGGATTGAAACCATCATCTTCTTCGGTATCAGGAACGCTGAAAGGATTCGATACCAGTAAGCTACCCAAGCAGTTTAAAGACTTTGTGGCAGAAGTAGACAAAGAAGGCACCTATAAAGGTGACCCGAATTGGGCTCGAGAAGAAGCCAAGGATCGCTGGGATGAGTATGTGATGGAGGAGAAAAAGAAAGCCGTTCAGGCTCCTACTCCTACTCCAACTTCTCCTACTCCAGTGACTTCTGTAACGACACCTAACATCGTAGAGGCTACGCAAAAAGCAGCAATGGCGGTACAGATTAACCAGCCGAAGGATCAACCGATTCCGGTGGTTATGACCGATGAGAAGGGAACACCGTTAGTCAGCTCGGTCGATAGAAAAGAGCAGGCCAACCTTCTTGGTGGGTCTACGCCAGCGCCAGCGCCACCCGCTCCACCGCCGGCAG